GTTGTCCCATTGGATGAGCAGAAGACATGGTTGGCTTGGACTGGAAAGAAGCAAGAGATGTTGGACAAAACAGATGACGAAGGAGTATGGATAATATCCGAAGATAAGTATGCTGATTTGCCATTTCCAAAAGAAAATAGCGAGTAGGTTAAATAGTAAAAGAAACAGGTGATTGGAGTGTCGGGAAAGACAGGAGTATTATTGAAGGCAGAAACTAGTGCTGAATTTAACATATTAAAGTCAGATAATCTAGTAATTGGAGGGTATGCATCTATAGAAATTGTAGACAAGCAAAATGACCTAATTACACTAGATGCGTTGGAAGAAGCAGTCAAGAAATACATGGAAGAAGAAAAATACAGAAATGTAATGTCAAATCATTCAAATGTTCAAGTTGGGGAGGTTGTAGAAAAATACCGAGATTCAAACGGTGTCTTACACAAAACAGGTGTAGATGACGTTGGTTTCTATGTAGTAATCAAGATGCGCGATGACATCGAGAAGGCTAAGGAAATCTCAAGAGGTATTAGGAAAGGAACATTACGGTCTTTCAGCATAGGTGGACAAGCGATATCAAAGAGACAGAGAAAATCTGAGGAGTTTGGGGAATACAACGAGATAGAAAAACTTGAGTTGCATGAAGTTACTGTCTGTGAAAAAGGAATAAACCCGGAAGCGAAATTCGACATTTTAAAAATGGAGGAAAAAGAAATGAGTGAAAAACTGGAAAAAGCACTTGAGGAGTTAAATGACTTGATGAAGCAAGTCAATTCCCTCCGCAAGGAAGAAGAAGAAGAAATGGAGAAAGGTGACATGTCAGAGATGATGGACACTGATGAAGACGAGAAGATGATGTCTGAGGAGAAAATGGGCGGCGAGATGAAGATGGCCGACGAAGACGACGATATGGAGGAGAAGGCTCTTGATGAGGATTCAACAAGAGACTACGAGGCCGGAGAGGAAGTCGTCAGCGGTGGCAACCCAACTGCAACCCCTGCACCTCTAAAGGTATCAAAGGGATTGGAGAACAGCGATTTCTCCACTCTTGACCTAAGCGTTGAGAATGTCGAGAAGGCATACGAAGCGTTCAAGGCCGAGAAACTGGAAGCAATGGCTTACGAGTCCCTCAACAAGGAATTCAGTGACCGTCTAGAGGCAGAACTATCCGTCAAGAAGTCAGCCGCAGAGAGAGCAGAGTACGATGCTCGCACCGATGTGGCGGCTCTTAAGGAAGAGTTCGCTGAACTACGCAAGTCTCTTTCGGCAGAAAGCGATGAGATAAGGAAGGCAAAGGAAGTTGCGTTTGAGTTACCAGAAGGTATCCCAACCAACCTAAAGGAGGCTTCCGAGATTTCATGGAGTGACATTCACAGTATTGTGGAGAGGTATCAGTGAGGTGATTAAGTATGAGTAAAGGACATATTAGAACAATAGCAGACCTAGAAGCCAGCACCTATGGCATGGTCGGAGGAACAGGGAATGCACTGCTCAAGAGCAGTGGAGTAGTTGGAGGATTCGGAACGCCACACGATGCGTCATCGAATCCCTTCACAGCATCAGCAAGTGGACTTGGTGACCTATACAACTTGCTGTACGGACAGAAAGTCTGGTCGATGCTAAATCAGGAAGTCAACGCACTGTCGATGATTTCCAAGAGGCCATACACTTCCAGTGGTTGGAGGGTTCTCAAGAGCCGACCTGCTGGTGGCAGTGGAAACGCCTTCGGCATCGGTACGACTGACCCCGGAACTGACACTGCTGACCTATCAGGGATATCCGCTGACCACATCGGCGGTGTAGGTGAGAACGCCGCTCTTGATGGCAACGCTCAACTGAGAGCATTGTCTCCTGAGTACACCAAACTCTACGTCAGCCCAAAGACCGTGGCACACCTCTTTGAGTTCTCCGAACTCGGAATGGAGTTGGCCGCAATCGATGACGGTGTTGGTGACATACGAGCAATCGTTCGTGAGGACATGGGTAAGCACCACGCAGAGGTTCAGAACAAGATGCTTCTGATGCCACTAGAGCATTACGACCACGCATCATACACTCTGATTGAGGACAACTACACTTCTCTCTTGAAGATAGTATCCTCTGCTGGCGAACTAGCCGCAATGGGTGACGCAGATTTAGTTGCCGCAGGTTCAACCCCCGCAGACCTACCAACACAACTGGTTAGGATTTTCGGAACAGACAGAACTGTGTCTAGAAGCAGTGAGGACTACACTGGTACGGATGACTTCCTATCGGCTGAGGTTGACTTCGGCGCAGGATACGCCGCAGGTGACGCAAGGGTTCTGACCCTAACTCTTCTGAACGACATGATTAGGAGAATCAGGCAGAACGGAGGTAACCCCAAGGTCATGCTAACTGGATACGATACTATCCAGCACATATCTGACCTACTACAGAGCCAAGAGAGGTTCATGGACAGGAAGGAAATCGTACCCACCCACAATGGAGTTCGTGGAGTCAAGGGTGCAGAGGTTGGTTTCAGAGTTGCAACATACTACGACATACCAATCATTCCAGCCAAGGACATGCCTCAGACCGGACAAGCAACTGCGAACAAGTTGAGTGACATACTCATCCTAGACACTGACCATCTGTGGCTATCGGTGATGAAGCCTACTCAGTACTTTGAGAACGGTATCACTTCCGGCGACCCATTCGGTGTTGGCAAACTTGGAAACCAAGGGATGTACCGCACCATGGGCGAGACTGGTTGCTCCTTCTTCAAGGGCCAAGGAAAGATAACGAACATAACGAGTGCGTAGGCAGGTGATTGAGTGGCACACACAGTTACCATCCTTGCAGACCATAAGGGCCATACGGCTCCCCATGTCTCCGGAGATGAGTATTTCGTTGATGCAATCATCAACATAACGAATTACGTGCAGAACGGGATAACCGTGACTGCGGCATCTCTAGGGCTTTCCGTCATCAACCAAGTAATGGTGACGGGAGTTGAGGAGGAGACTCACAGTGCTAGAGCAGTCATCTCTACTGCTGGTGCATATGAGTCAACAGGTAGTTTCAAACTACTACTCAGCGTTGGTGCTTCCGAACAAACTGGAACCGCTGACGAAGGCATGGTTAGAGTCAGAGCATACGGCTTGATTTGAGTAAAACATAAAGTAGCGGCCTCCGTCCTAGAAAATCAGGACGGGGGTTGCTACCCCCAAATTATGGTGTAAATATGGCAGTAGTTAGAAGCAAAAAAGGCCGAATACAGTGGCAGGGATATACCTTCGACAGAAATGGAACGAGGGTTCCAACAAGGAAGGGAATCGTGCTATACGGTGACAAGAACGTACATGTCGAATTCACATCAGATGACAAAAGCGAGATTCAAAGGCTGATGGAAACATCGCCTCACAAGGTAAAGCACCTATCAAAGGCACTACGTCTACGTGGCCCTGATGGTAAGGGTGTAATGGATAACCTATATCCAAAATCCAGAACGGAGAAAATCATAGGAAGAAAGAAGGTTCCTGAGCCTGAGATAGCAGAGGCAAAGGAAGAACCAAAGGAAGAGAAGAAGCAGGGGAATCCACTTCCCCCTGATTTGAATAAACTCACAGTGAAAGTCCTAAAGGAACTCTTGGAAGAAAGGGGACTTTCTACAGAAGGTAGAAAAGCAGACCTGATTAAGACACTAACCGAGGGAGCATAGTGGCAAGCAGTGGGACTTGTTTCTCTAGTGGTGTAAGAACTGCTGATGCTATCATATACAAAGGAAGATGCAAACTGGTTTCCATACACGCATCTACCGTCACATCTGGAACATTCACCGTCAAGGTCTTTGACAGTGCTGATAACGACCCAAGTTCAGCAGGTGAAGTAGAGGTGGCACGATTGCAGATTAGTTCGACAGGAGCGACTAACGGGCAATCAATGGAATATGACATGCATGGGGTAGTATGCCAAAACGGTATCTTTGTTGATATAACTGGTACTGGTGCTTACTCGATAGAATTTGCGTGATAAATATGCCAAGTATAGATACAGACACAAGACTAGTGATGACAATACTGTTCGTAGGAGCAGTCA